ATTTTCTTTGATATTTTTGTTTACCACTTTGTTTTTCAGTCTGTTTATTTATCTTTTCATTCCTGACAATAAAAAAAGCTTGCCATAACTGCATTTCAGCAACAGAAAAAGACTGAACTTCTTCTATTGATTTATGCAAAGTATAAGCAAGCTCGCAAGTGAAATATAGATTGTTATTGTCTCTTAATTTTTTTTAAGTCTTCCACATTATCTGACTTGGTTTTATTGAAGATATAATCAGAAACAACCTTATCAATTCGCTGAACAAGGTTTGCTGGAAGTTCATTAAGAGCTTCAGCAGTAAGATAATTTTCTCCGTTGTCATCAACAATCATCTTACACAGCATATCTAATGATAACTCTCTCAGTTCCTTGATACTTTCTGAGTCTTTCTTACCTTCATAATCAACAGATTTAGAAGCAAAAGCTACAAGATCACCCCACTTCTGATTTTTGAGAACTTTTACATAAATATCGTTACCTGCAGAATCTTTAATTCCAAGGTTTAAATCTTCTGTCTCTTTATTGTTAATCTGAGAGACATAATTCTTTAAGTCCATGATAACTCCTTAATTCTGATAAAAAAGGTGAGTAGTTAACTCACCTTCATAAAGCAGCAGTCTAATTAAAGATTACCGCCGTTACCGCTGTTAACAGTCAAACCTGACCAACGCTTACACTTGCCTGACTGCTTACCTGTTACTCGCCAAGAAAGTAAACTTTCAGCATTAGTTTCAGGATCCACACGACCACCAAGAGCCACAATGAAAGTTACTGCATTACCTGACTTCCAGAAGATAGACATCAGAACATTAGCCTTCTGATCTGCTAAACTTAAAAAGTTCTGCTGATCAGTATCTGCAGGATAGAGATAACCTTCAAAAGTCTTATCAGGAGTATCACTCTTTCCTGCTAAATATCTGCTTTCATTGTCTTCAATAGTAGTCTGATCAATGAAAGAAGCAGTTTCACCTGAATCGCCATAAGCAGTAACACCTCTTAACGGCTTCCAAGTTGTGCCATCAGTTGAATACTGAACCTGAGTTTCACCACCTACAATAGCGTCAGTCGGAGTGTACGCATATCTTGCAGGAGTCAAATTTACATTTAAATCAGCCATGATTTAAACTCCTTCTAGCTAGTTTATGATCGTTAACGAAAGAACTAATTCACATAAGCCTGAATCATAGAAAATAAAAGGATTAGCACCTTTCTTTACAATGACAGACTCAAAATAATCTTTACCATTCTGAGAAATTTTTGGTAAGCCTGACTCACAATCTTCACTCATTATATCATCGTACATCTCAATGAGTTTTTCATTTTCATGAGAACCTATAAATAGTGTGAAGTCTCTCTTTACCGCACTTCTTGAGCCATCTACACATTCTGAAAATTCCTGTTCTGCCTGAAAAGAGATAACACAGTAATAATCAGAGCTTTCTGCAAGAGACAGAGAAACTTCAGGAGCTATATTAACTTTCACATTGTCAGAAGAGAGATAATCAGGAAGACAGTCAATAATCAAATCTACTAAACTTTCTTCTGTATACTGTAAACTTCTATTTCTTAGCATTTCTCTTAACCGCCCTCTCTAATCCTTTCAGAAAATTACTCTGGTACTCTTTAATGAAGTTGTCTGAATGACTCTGAAGTATATTACTCTGCAGATTATGTTCAGGAATACCTGATACTTCTTTCAAAGCTTTATAACTTCTGCTTCTGAGTGATGAACTCTTTCTTATGCTATGATTTCTTGTACCTTTCTCATACCAAAATGAAGTAAAGGAACGACCAAACCCCTGATAAGTAGAATCTTCACCTTCATCAAGAACACCAACAAGAAACTGTAATTCAAAATTTCTCAAAGGATACTTTTTCTTTGATACGTCTGCTACTTCAACATGAGAAACTGTTCTTCCTGAAGTCTTAGTCTTGTAACGGCCCTTATGAAGTTTCTGTCTGTACTCAGCAACCATTTCATTTTTCATTACAGCAGCAGATTTTTTTTAAAGAACCTTTCCAAATCCTACTAGACTGACTATCAGAAAGCTGTTTCATCAAATCTTGTATTTTCTTTTCAAATTCTTTAACTTCTGCTTCCATTACTTTGTAACACCTGCTTCAAGAGTCAGAATAGTTGACTGATTGTAAATATCATGGACTACTGACTTGATGTTGTAAGTCCGGCCTTTAAGTTTTACCTGGTCAGCAGTCGTAACAGTTGAATCATATCTAATTCTTACTGTATAGACATCAATAGTGTACTCCATTCCGTTTCTCATTAACTCTTTAGATGTTAACTGTCTCCAATCACACCACTTATCTTTATAGTATGAGTAAGATACGGAAGAAATACCTTTAACAGTGTTAACTGCTCTCTTGTATATCTGTATCTTTGTTGAAAGAGTTCCTGCCTGAATTAACATAACCACTCCTAATAGAGAATATAGTGATCAAGTAAGTGATTATGATAAGTGCTTAAAGTCTTATCAGATATTCTTTCTCTCTTTTCATACAGATCGGCAATAGTTACAAGTAAGAACTGTTTAACTTCTGCAGGAACAGTTTCTTCTGAAGAAGCAATAGCAGTTTCATCTGTATCAGAAACAAGGGATCTATGACAATATGTCTCAATAGCTCCAACAGCTGAATTGTAGTATTGAGTGAGTAACTGATTACTCACATCATCTGAATCAGCGTGAATATGTTCTCTTATCAATTCTAATGAAACAATCATTGTCATAAATTCCTTTTCTTAAAAAACTCTCTGCATGAATGAATGTCCATACAGAGAGTGTATTCAGCTATTTGTTAAGAAAGTGATAAATCACCACCTGCAATAGCCTTATTATCAAGAATTGCAAGTGCTAAACGTCTTTCTACACGAATAGTAAGTAAGTTCTTTTTGATGAAATCATCTTGAGTTCTGTCAATATCTACTACAAGTTCCTGTCTATCAAGAATTGCAGAGCCTAAAGAGAAATCAGCAAGAAGATACTTAGCAGCAGTCGGAGTAGTTCCACTAACAGCAGAAGCAATAGCAGAAGTAGTTACAACAGGAATACCCCATAATGATTTTGAAGTCTGAGAACCAGGACCACCAAGAAGGTAACGCTTCTGAGTGTCCTTCAAGAGAGTTAAAGCAGTCCAAGTTCTAGGATTAAGAATCAAATATTCTGGAGTGTATTCTGAAGCTTCTAATTCAGCCTGAATCTTAGCTACAAAGTCAATCAGAGTATCACCAGTTTCAATGTTAATGTCTGTTGAGTAATCATTGTGATTACCTGACTTCAAGAAACCGCCAAGCTGACCTGAAGAACCAGTACCAGAAATGATCTGAGCGTCAACCTTGTTCTGTAAACCGTACTGCATTCTAGTATTAATGAATGCCTGAACTGCTGGAGCGTCAGCAGCAAGCTGTTCAGAAATCTTAGTCCAGTGAGCAACAGTCTCAATATTGACATTGTACTTTTCAAATTCAAAAGTAGATTCAGGTTTATTTCCACCTTCAGCAACAACAGCAGCATTGTTAGTGAAAGAAGTTTCCTTAACCATTGACATAGAACCTGCAGTAACAGGGATATGAGGAATCAGGCTTTCAATAACTAACTTTCTCTGAGGAGTTGAGATAATACCTGCCATTTCCTGAACACCACCAAGGAAATTATCAGTAATACCGGTAGTAGTAGTAGAAATAGTTGCTGACTTAGTTGAGAAAGTTTCTCTTACATGCTTGTTATCACCAACATGAGCAGACAAATTCTTAAAGCCTTCAGTATTTACAAACTGTTCACCGATAGACTTAACAGCAGTCTGAGCTACACCTGAATAGCTTTCTGACTTCTTCTGCATAGCTACTAATTCAGCCTGAACATCTGCTAACTGCTTAGCGTACTTGTGCTGTTCATCGCCTAAGTCCTTGAGAGCCTTCTGAGATACTGAGTTAGAGTCCTGATACTTCTGATCGATCTCGTCTAACTTCTTGAGAATTGAATCAAATTCCATAATCTTAATTCCTTAATATATTGTTTAATCGGTTCATAAGCTCAATAGCATTTAATTCATTCAAAGTATCAACACCTGCTGAACTAAATTTGTTTGAGAAAACTGATATGAGCGTTTCAGCTTCCTTTTTGGATAAGTTACATACATCACGCATGAACTTTTCACAATCTCTTTTATCTTGTAACTTTAAAATTCTGTCCATGTAAGAATCTCTATCATTCTTAACTGAAGTTATGACAGCCTGAGCATTAGCAGGAAAGTTCACAATGCTTACTTCTTTCAGTTCCTTGATATTCTTGATATGGAAAAGGTCATTTTCATCTAGCTGACATGAATCCCAGTCTGGATAAAAACCAACAGATAAACCCATACCTTTAACCTGCTTTTCCTGACTGAACTTCAAAGAAGAGTAAATCTCTGCACCACGTTGAATATTTTTGTTTATTAAACCTGAGATAACTAAGCCTTTATCATCTTTCTTAAGAGAATCCCAGATACCGATAGGACACCCTGAATAGTGATCGTGATTTGCTAACATTAAAGGCATTCCAACAAGGCCTTTACTCAAATCATCAAGAACATTGTCAAAGGCATTATGTTCTATCACATCTCCATAACTATCAACATTTCCAAAGACAGAAGCATATCCTGTTATTCTGCCTTCTTCATCTTCTGAAAATTCAAACTCAGATTTTATAAACAAATTATTCATAAATGCTCCTTAATCTGATTTAATTATACAAAAAAAATTTAAAAATTTGGTACTAATTTGCTCAAACCTTTGACTTACTGCTTGTTTGGTTGAGTAGTTAAAGGAGTCTGAGATGTCTGACTTGGATCATAGTTATCTTTTCCGAGCTGATCAACAGGAGCTAAATTAGTTTGAGCTGTCAGAATATCACAGCCTTCAATATCTTTCAGACCTTCTTCTCTTCTTACTTCATTTCTGGTTTTAATACCATTCTGAACGTAAGTTGCATTCAGACTAGCTCTTTCAGTATCAGAAGCTCTATTAACTTTTGAAAGTTCACACTTAATCTCATACTTTGTCCAATCTTTAGCAGGTAATGTCTTCAATAGCACCTCTTCAAAGCTAGTACATACAGGTAACATCTCAGTTTTATAAAAATATCTCAGTAAATCATTCAAATCACCTTCACCTGACAACAGACCTGCAGGAACATTAAACCATTTTGCAAAATCTTCAGCATTATACTTTCTGGTTTCTAATAACTGAGTTTCAGCAGGACTCAAAGCTAAAGCCTGATACTTAAAAGCAGAAGGAATAACAGGAATTCCTGATTTTGTTTTCATGGAATTGTAACTTTCCAGGAAGTTCTTCACCTGACCTTTATCCATGTATGTATCTGCAGTCAAAATACCATTAAGTTTCCCTTATTTCTAAAGACATCTACTGCTGAGTTCTGAGCAGAGACAGCTTCAGACAATGTACTTCTAGCAAAGTCTTTTAAAGAGATACCTATCAGACCATTACCAAGACCTTTCCAATGTAACATATTGGAAGCTTCAATAATTTCATCTTTGTTATCAGGAGCGTGATACTTGTAGTATAGAACTCTGCCTTTATCTTTTATGATTTCTACCTGCTCAGCATTTAAAGGAAAAAGAGAAAGTATGTACTTACCACCTGCTGACCTGTTAATTTTTGCAAAAGCGTTACCTGAGAGCAGATAATTCAGACACATTGTAGATTTAAACTCAGAAGGAGTCATTTCCTGATTTGGTTCATAATTCAAGAGCTGATAAAGGTAATGGTTCTTATCAATAGTTCTTTTATCATCTTTATCAATTCTGATAACATTGATCGGAAGTGATTTGAATGTATTACAAATAAGAGTTACACACTGCCAAACAGCAGGAATTTGTAATACGTTTTCCACACTCGCTGACGGAGCGTCTTCAACGATTGATACAAACTCTTTACTTCTCTGCACTCCTAAATAATTACCTATAATGCCTTTAATCCAGCTGAATAACATTCTACACTCCTATCTTAGAAATCAAGAACTATGTCTTCAAAGTCTATGCTACTACTATCATTATTATAATACATGTAATTGTTTTCAATATCTTTTTGTATGATTTGATTAAAAGCCATGATCAATGCCATCATACTATCAATTTTAGGATCGCCTGCTGATTTTTCTTTTCTAGGATAAATATTTTCTTTTGCGTCAACATGAGCAACTACATTACCTGCCTGCCATCTGAACAAAGGATCACCATTATTATGAAGTCTTCCTGAGTAGACAAGAGCCTGAACTTGTTTCATAGGCTCTGAAATATTTCTTAATGTCTGAGAAAGTTCAACCATACAAATTCCATAATTCATCAGGTTTTGAGAAATCATAGTTGCTTGAGCAGGGTCATAAGCGACACAGAGAATATCAAACTGTTTGGATATTTCTACAATTTCAGTCTCGATCTGAGTGTAGTCAGTTATCTCACCTGAGTTAGTTTTCATGTAACCTTCATTTACCCAGTTCTGATAGAAAACATTACTTGAAGATTTTATTCTCTTTTCAGGAAGCCAAGATTTCTGATAACAGTAGAAATGTAGTCTGTCTTCAAGTTCGTTATATTTCCAGAACACTAATACTATTGTTGCCAAGTCAATTTTACTGGCAAGGTCCATACCGATAATACAAGGACAGCCGAT